ACTATTACAGTTGGAAAAATAAATTCATCTGGTATTGTAAGTGATACTTTAAATTATTTTTATTTTAGAAGTACAGATACGGCAACAACAGGAAATGTTTCTGGTGGTGGAGCACAATGTTCTGCAGGTCCAGTAACTTTACAGGCTTAATATGACATACGCAGAATTAGTGCAAAAAATTAGAGATTACACAGAAGTTGATTCAAACGTATTTACATCAACTATTGTCAATGGTTTTATTTTAGATGCTGAATGGAGAATTCAGAGAGATGTAGATTCTGATAATAATAGAAAATATGCAACAGCATCTATTATTGCAGCTCAACCATATGTAAGCACACCTTTATTAACAGATCAAACTTTAATTATAAGAGAAGCTCAAATTCTATATAATGGTGAATATTATCAATTAGAATATAGAGATACTGGCTTTATTAATGAATATAATAATAACCAAGCTCAAGGAATGCCTAAATATTTTAGTTATTGGGATGAACAAAATATAGTTTTAGCGCCAATTCCAGACTTGACATATACCATGCAATTAAATTATACCTTGAAGCCAGCAGGATTATCTGCTAGTAATACGACAACATATTTAAGTCAGCAATTTCCCTCTGGCTTGTTATATGCATGCCTTGTTGAGGCTTACGGTTTTTTAAAGGGTCCGGCAGATATGATACAATTTTATGAACAAAAGTATCAGTCAGCGTTACAAGGATTCTCTATTGAACAAATGGGAAGAAGAAGACGAGATGAATATCAAGAAGGTTCACCTCAGATTCAAAAACAAGGTTAATATAATTAGGAGTTAATATGGCTATAACACAAGCAGTTGCAAATTCGTTTAAAGGACAACTTTTGCAGGGTCAGCATAATTTTACTGAAACTACAGGAAATGTTTTTAAACTTGCTCTTTATACTTCTGCAGCAACTCTAGATTCATCTACAACTATTTACACTTCAACAAATGAAGTTGCAAATACTGGTCAGTACGTAACAGGTGGTGGAGTTTTATCAAATGTATCACCAGTTGTTTCAAGTGGTGTAGCATTTATAGATTTTGCAGATATATCTTTTACAGGCGTTACTTTAACTGCAAGAGGTGCTTTGATTTACAATACATCAAACACAAATGCAGCAGTATGCGTATTAGATTTCGGAGCTGACAAAACAGCAACATCTGGAACTTTCACAATTCAGTTTCCAGCAGACACAACATCAGCGGCTATTCTAAGAATCGGCAACGCGTAATAGGAGTTACCTATTATGGCCAATGCTTGGGGAGAGCTTACGTGGAATGCAGGACTATGGGGTCAACAGGATGATATTACTGTTGCGCTCGATGGTTTCGGATTAAATATATCCGAAGGACAAGCTGCTTATACACCAGGTGATGGTTGGGGAAGATATGATTGGGGAGATTTAGCCTGGGGTGTTAACTACGCTAATGAATTCGTTTCACTATCTGGATTTCAATTAAATTTATCTGAAGGCATTGTAGCCGTATCCGGAGAAATAAGAGAAGGTTGGGGTGTTTATACTTGGGGATTAGTTCCTTGGGGTGGAGAACAAGATCCTGAAATAGGTGTACTTGGTCAACAATTAAATACATCATTAGGATCATTAGATTTTATAATTACTGGAAGTACAGATTTAACTGGTCAACAGTTAAATATATCTCAAGGTAATGCAGAAGGTTTTGCTTCTTTTACTGCAGAAGTAACTGGTCAACAATTAAATATTTCATTAAATTCTGTAACTCCATTAGCAGATGCGAATGTAGACATAACAGGTCAACAATTAAATTTAGCTGAAGGAGAAGTAGATCCAAGTCCAGATGCTGACGTAACTGGTATTGGAATGACTGTTTCTTTAGCTGTTGGAACAGTAGTTATTGGAACAGGAAATGTTACATTAACAGGTGAACAAATAAATATATCTCAAGGGACTGCTATAGGTGATGCAAATACTATAGCTCAAGTATCTTCAATTGCTCAAGTTGGATGGGGTGTAGTTGCTTGGGGTACTCAAGCTTGGAATGATACAGAAGTAGATATTTCAATGACTATTGCTGAAGGAGAAGTAGATCCTTCACCAGACGCTACAGTTACTGGTATTGGAATGACTGTTTCTTTAGCTGTTGGAACAGTAGTTATTGGAACAGGTAATGTTACTTTAACAGGTGAACAAATAAATATAGCTCAAGGAGCTGTAGAGGCTACTCCAAATACTCTTGCAAGTGTTACTGGAATAGGTTTAAATATAGCTGTAGGTACAGTATTTGCTGGTGGAAGTACTAACGTAAATACTACAGGAAATAGATTGACTATAGCTTTAAATAGTATAAATAATCAAATTTGGACTGAAATAAACACCGGAACTGATGCAACTTGGACAGAGATTGACACAGCCGCATAAATTTAATAAAACAAACAAATAAGGAATTAAAATATGACATCAAGTTATTCTACAGACCTAAAACTAGAACTGATGGTGACTGGCGAAAATGCTGGTACATGGGGTGATATTACAAATACAAACCTAGTTATTCTTCAACAAGCAATTGCTGGTTATCAAACAGTAGCTCTTAATGCTACAACAGGTGCGACTCTTACATTTTCTAATGGTGCTTTATCAAATGGTAAAAACGCTGTTATTGAACTTACAGGAACTATTACTGGTAACGTAAGTGTTATTATTCCAGATGGAATTGAAAAAACATATTTAGTAAAAAATAATACAACTGGAAATTATCAAGTTCAAATCAAAACAACTTCAGGAACTGGTCCAACATTTGCATCAGATGATAAAGGAATTAAATTAGTTTATTCTAATGGAACAGATGTAGTTGATTCTTCTCTTCAAAAATTATCAAGTGACTATGCTCCACAATTATCTGCAAATTTAGATGCAAATGCTTTTAACATTTTAATGGATGATGCTAGTTTTATTGGTGATGAAAATGGTAATGAACAGATTAAATTTATAACTACTGCTTCAGCTACAAACGAAGTTACAGTAACAAATGCTTCAGCTGGAAATAGTCCAATAATCGCTGGTGACGGTAAAGATACAAACGTTGGTTTAACTTTAGGTACAAAAGGTATTGGAAGAATTACATTAAATGCTGAATCAAAACTGTTTGCTATTTTTGAAAATGCATACACAAGTTCAACTTTTCAAACAACACTTAATTATGATTTACTTTCTCAAGCTGTTTATTTTCAAAATACATCTTGTTTATCTGATTTCACAGTTAACATAAGAGGAGATGCTTCAAATCCATTAAATAGTATTTTAAATACTGGTGAGGCAGCTACATTCGCGCTATTAGTTAATAACGATAATACAACATATTACAATAATGTAATTCAAATTGATGGAACTACTGTTACAGCAATTTGGCAAGGTGGAAGTGCTCCAACAGGTGGTAATGCTTCATCTACTGATGTATACACTTATACAGCGCTTAAAACAGCATCTTCAACTTACACATTATTAGCATCGTTAACACAATTTAAATAAGGAGAAGAAAGAATGCCTATTATAGCAACAAGAGGCGGTGCATCAGGAAAAGGTTATGGTTTAACCAGTGGTGGTAAAAAATTTATTATTGCTTCTGGAGGAACAGAGACAACATCAGGTGATTATAAAATTCATACATTTACTGGACCAGGAACTTTTACAGTAACTCAATCTGGAAGCGCAGGTAAAACAGATTTCGTAGATTATTTAGTAATAGCTGGAGGTGGTGGAACTCAACCAGGAGGTGGTCGTCCATCTCAAACAGGTGGTTCAGGAGCAGGCGGATATAGAGAAAGTAAAAATCCAACAGCAACTTGGACAGCAAGTCCATTAGCATCAAGTTCTTCAATTACAGTATCAGCGTCAGCTTATCCAATTTCAGTTGGAGGTGGTGGTAGTTCTAGTAATGGATCGACTTCAGATGCATTATCTATATCATCAGCCGGTGGAGGAACTGGAGGATTTTTTAACGGAAACGCTGCACAAGGTGGATCTGGAGGCGGTGGAGGAGGAACTTTCGGAGGAGCAAGACCAGGAGAAGCAGGTAATGTTCCGCCAGTAAGTCCCCCACAAGGAAACCCAGGTGCACCAGGTGCAGGTTCAGATGGTAACGGATCAGGTGGTGGCGGCGGAGGCTCAGGAGCACCGGGGAATTTTATTAATAATAGAACTGCAGGACCAGGTGGATCAGGTATTGGAACTCAAATTGATCCTACGGCAGGAACAACAGACGGACCAGATGGAAGTTTAAGATATTTCGGTGGTGGAGGTTGTGGCGGATCAGGGGGTGCTGGACCAGGTGGAACAGGTGGATACGGTGGCGGAGGACCTCCAGGGTCTGCTGGAACTACAAATACTGGTGGTGGAGGAGGAGCTCCAGGTGGAAATGGTGGAAGTGGTATTGTAGTAATACGTTATCAATATAAATAATTATGGCTCATTTTGCAAAAATCACTGAAAATAATGAAGTATTATCTGTTTTAACACTAAATGATGTTAACACTATTAATTCTAATGGTATTGAAGAAGAATCAATTGGTCAAAACTATTTAGAAAAACACAATAATTGGCCAGCTCGTTTGTGGATTAAAACATCTTATAATACATTAAACAATGTTCATACAAACGGCGGAACTCCGTTTAGAGGAAATTATGCTGGAATAGGATTTACTTGGGACAGCGCTAATCAAATATTTTGGAAAATAAAACCTTATAATTCTTGGGTTAAAGATTTAACTACAGCAAATTGGAAATCTCCAATTGGAGATGCTCCATCATTAACTAGTGAGCAAATTTCTCAAATTAACGCAGGTACTAATGGTTGGAGTTATGTTTGGAATGAGCAAAGTTATCAATCAGATAATACAACTGGATGGGAATTAGTTGACGAATTAGTATAATTATATTATACATAGTATAAAGAAATAATATAATGCATACAGTCATACCATTGTTTTCTACACCTATATCTATGTTTGATTTAAATATAGATGATAAAAAAC